AATTTCACGGAGTAAAAAATCATCGTAAATTTTCAAAAAAAATTTTTTTTTCACAAGTTCGGAACACTTGATTTTCAAAACCTTCGAAAAAAAAATATTTTTCAAAATTTTAGATTAAAAAAATATTTTTGATTTTTTGTATAAGAAAAAAATATTGAAAGTTCATAATAAAAATTAAGAAAAAGACTTAAAGCTTTAAAACCTGTATACCATATAACAATGTCTCTCGAACAAGATTACACAACTGTACCTGGTCAACTTTACGCATGCCTTTCCGTCGTCGGTCCGGAAGCACCACAAAAAAACGATAAGTTTGGTATCAAGATTAGAGGTGCTTTTGCAAGTCGCGATGAAGCGGCTTCGCACGCGAAACGCCTTCAAAAAGAGGATGCAACTTTTGATATTTATGTCGTTGATATGTACAAATGGCTTTTGATTCCACCGGAACCCTCAAAGATTGAGGACGTTCACTATACGAACGAAAAGCTCGAGGAACTTATGTCCGGCTATAAAGAAAATCAGGCACTCGCTGCAAAGATGTTTGCCGAGCGAAAGAGTGATATGATGGCTGTTAAAGCTAGTGGTACCGAAACGTTTATTAAACCAGGTGATGAAAACTCGCAGTATTACACGAAACCAGATGAATCACCTATCAGTCACCCAGCGGAAGTTCTCGAGCGTCTCAAAAAGGAAAAACCGGATACACCCATGGAAGAACTCGTCAAGGAAGCTGATGCAATTGTTGCTAAAGAGATGGAAGAGATTCGTTTGAAACGTGAAGCGGATGCAAAAGTCGCGCGTGAAAAGGAAGCAGAAGAGAGAGGATTTAATTCCGTCGAGGCTATGGAAAAGTTTGATGCTGAAAAAGCTAAAGCAGAAGAAGAAGCAAAATCTACGGAAGGTCAGGTTACCGAAGAAACTGGTGGTAATACCGGGGAAGAAGAGGAGGTAACTTCTGAAAATAAGGAAAACGTCGAACCGTAAAATAAAATTTATACGCTAAATGTAAGTATGTTGACTATATCACGTAGACTTTTAATAAACATAGTCACCATTCTTATTTTGATTAATTTATTTTTGAGATGGTATAGAAAAAATCAAAAAAATAAATCAGATAATAACGATTTAGATGAGGTTTTGGTTACAGCATCCGATGTAATTAACGACAATACCAAAGATCCACTTATAGTCAGTAGAGCTTATTTTACTGAACCACTCGAAGGTCCTATGGGTGATTTTGAAGGTCGTCAAACACCTTCCGATTATTTATGGATAAAAGGTAAATCTATCCAGGCCTAAGAATGACGGGTTGCATGGTCTTACCCATGAAAAAACCTAACAAAAATGCGACAAATATTATTATATACCCCGTTTTATCTAAATTTGCAAATATATCGTCTTTTGATTTTTGTGTTTGTGCTTGTTGTTGTAGCATGAAATCTGTTGGTGGTTGATGATAATAGTGGTGAGGTGGTGGTCCATAGTATTCTTTATCTTCGTTATTTCTCATATCTTCCTCTTCTTCATTTTTATCGTTAAGGTTCATATCAAACTCTCGGGTGTTATATTCTATGGGTGTACCAACTTCGGATTCCATTGTTATATAAATATAATTCTATTTTTTTAAGCTCATTATTACTCACTTTCACTTTCACTTTCTTCTTCCTCTTCTTCAGAATAGTCTTCGTCATTGTCTTCGTCATCTACTACAAAATCCTTGAGATTACCATTTTCGTCGGCGTCTGAGTCATCTTCGTACTCTTCGTCTTCGTCATCGTCATCGTCATCTTCTAAGAAATCCTCATCACCTGTTTCTAAGAGATCTACATCTGAGTCATACTCATCTTCTTTGTAATCATCTTCGACTTCTTCGAAGAGTTCTAATCTTTCTGGAACTTTAGACAATCTACCCGAACGCGTTCTTGTGTTCATTATAACTTATAATTAGACAATTCTTTTAAGTATTTTACTCGCTGTATTTCGTTTCTTACGTGTAGTTCATTGAAATAAGCGAGTAGTTTAATCGTTAAAACGTCTATTTCTTCCTGTACACCTGTATCACCGGCAACGGAACTGAGACTTATTTCATCGAGATTATTTACTGCTCTGTGTAAAAACTTTTTAGACGATTCGACGTTCTCGTTATACTCTATAGCCATGTTAATATTGACTAAAAAATCTTTGTAAGCACTTTGGTTTATACCCGAATACTTTATAGATTCTTTGACGAGACTTTGTATTTTATCCGTATCCATTTTTGGTCTAATTAAAGAAGATGTAACGTATACGACTAGAACTAATAATAGTACAGGTAACATTATTCTATAATTTAGTGAGTATTTTATCTGTGAGAACATGTATGCGCGTTCTACACTTACACTTTTGTTCGAGTTTACCGTTTAAAATTTGAAACGGTACATTTTTCGTGATACAATCTTCGCAAGTATACGAACTCGATATTGAAAAGAGTTTTACCTTCTTTTTTTCTATATTTGTTATGTGTACATCCTTATTTTTGATAACGTGTTTTTTTATGAATGTACTGATAAGTGTTTTAACTTCTTCTGTGTTTTTATTACCTGTATTTTCTGTCTTTTTTGTTTTTCTTTCGACGTATTTATCTATTTTACCGTCTTTGTAGAGTTTATCGAGTATAGACGGTGGTAATTCGTGTCTTCTCCCTGTAAAATCTTTACAGAACCCGTAAAATCTTCCTTTCATGGTTTCACAGTTACAAAAACACTTTTGTGATATGCTTCCGTTAGATATACTGAACCATACATGGTTTGAGTTATGTAACCTTCTGAGATTTTCACAGTAGTGTGACGTCGTAGACACGAGAAACTGGTTTTTGTGTTCGTATATTTTAGTAATCTTAGCCATACTTTGACCTTCGAGGTGTTTTCTTATGAACTGTTCTATGTTTAATAGAGCTTCCTGATCTTTGAATTCGTTTTTTAACTGATTAGCTGTAAACTCACCTTCTTTTTTTACAGTTGCACCTTCTATGGTGACTGGGTCTGATCTTTCGGTACGAAGTGTAGCCATGTGCATAATTTTGGTATTCGCGATGTGACCTTCAATCGCTTCTAACATGCTAAAAGGTCCACACCTGTAAATAAAAATGGGTCTGTATTCACCCTGAACTTCTTTACCTGTGTCGTTACACAAAGTACACCCTTGTCCGGAACACGCTTCGTGTTTACCTTTTTTGTGTGACCATGGCATTCGAAACCCACTCCCCTTTGTTTTTCTTTGCGAACTTCCATATACGGAAGCGTCTACTATATCATCCCATTGTTTCGAACCATACGCCAAATTGAGTGTATTAATGATATGTTGTCTTAGAGCGATAGCGGAAGATCTATCAACGACGAACCCTGGCCAATTTATGTGTATACCCGTTTTTATGAGGTGTCCTGCGGGTTTGGGTGCCGCTACAGAAATGAGTGCTTCTTTACCACCAAACTTTTTTACCTTATTACATATTACTTTACATACACTTTCGACTTCACTAAACGTCATTTCATCTTCGTCTTTATAATCGAGATCGACGAAAAAGTTATAGTTTTCTGTTTTTTGTTCGACGACGAATATCTTTTCACCTGAATTGTATGCTTCGACATACTTTTCGTAAAAATCGTTCAATCTATCAAATGGCACGGAAAGGACACCACCGTCCATGAGCACATGTGATAAATTGGTTCCGTTAGAGAATCCTTGTTCTCTACACCATTGTTTAAACATACTTACCAATTATTAGATTTATTTTTTTATATTGTATTAGTTATTTAGTCTTCATCGCACTCGCACTCGTCATCGTACTCGTGGTGCCATATAGACCTTCTATACGATACTTCCGGGTACTCTTCTTGTTCGGATAAAGACTTTTTTAATACTAGAAGTTCATATACTTTATCTTCTACGTGATTTTCGACGTATTTTTCTGCCCTTTTGGGTGTATACCCGTGTTTATCTACGAGAAGTTCCTTTATCTGATGAAGAATATAAGCTTTTGCCTTCATTATTCACTTTACTTTACTTTATAGAAAAGGTTTTTCTATTGAGAGAAGTCACACACGCGTAAAATTCGGGGTTATTCAGAACGTTTTTAACTATTCTATCCCATTGTTTTTTCGTATTAAACTCCGTGAGTGTTTCGAAAGTCATAAAATCGTTTTCGTCGTGTGTTCTCTTGATGGGTTGTTTTTGTAGTTTTTTTATATTTGTTTTTTGTTTTTCTTCGTTAAATTTTCGAACGAGTTCGAATTGTTCTTGGTTTGTGTAGTTTACAAAGAAGACGAACACATTATATTCAAGTTCAACACCCGGACTCTCTTTTACCGTAAACTTATACTCTGTGTATTCTCCTTTTTTGAGAGAAACGACCCCCCTGGTTTCTTCTTCGAGTTCTCTCAAAGCGGTCCTTAGGGGGTTTGGTATTTCTCTTCGCCTACACCCTCCGGTGACGAATATCCAATCTTTGAACCGTCGATCCCGGACAGTGAGAAACTTTGGTTTATCACCCGTAAACGTTACAGGAATAGCTATAGCTTTGTATTTTTTCATTGCTCATTAGCAAGTTATAATTGAGCGAGATGATTATTTTAGGGAATCTTCTTCACTAACTTCAATTTCCTCAATTTCTTCTTCTACTTGGGTTTCTTTTACGTCTTCTTTTTTACAAAAAGAGACGGTTTGTGGAGGTTGTGGAGGTTGTGGTCTGGATAAAAAACTTGTGAGTTTTCCATTGAACCCTTTAACTTCTTCGAGGTCCTTTTTAGCTGTTTTGAGTTCTTTATACATGTAAACTGATGCAATTACACATACTATCACAGCGACTATTATACCGGTTTCTCTATCTAACGTAAACATATTATACTAAAAGTATCAATCATGTTTTTAAGTTCATATAATCGCACCCATATGAACACGCTTTTCTTGAGGACACTCGTATCCTTGTTGAGCAAATTGAATCTCCTGGTAATGTCCCTCTTTACACTCCGCATTTTGTGTGGGTTGTTGTTGTTGTTGTTTAGAGTCGACGAGGTGATTCAAAGTACCTGATTTTGGATCGTACGTTATTATAAAAACGAAAGCTGTTAAAAAAATGAGTTGCCAAAACATTTATAATAAGTGGCTAAATTAAATTTAATTGTTTAGTTGGAATACATCAAACCACCCATACCATTTTCGATGCGGAGGATGTTATAGTTGACGGCGTATACAGTTTTATCGAAGTTTTTGTTATCGGAAACGAGTCTCGCCGAATCGAGTCTACTAAAGTTGAGGGACCCAGTTGGTTGGAGCTTAGCCGTATTGAGACAGAATGGAATTTTTAAAAATTCGGTGTCCATAACTGTGTAATCTACATGGTAAAAAGACATGGCATTTGTAAAATGTGGTACTACATTTTTGAAATCAGTGACATCTACACCGTTTATTTGGAGTTTGAGTTTTGTTAAATTTGCTGGTGTTAAATCGCTCATATTAGTCGAAGATTTTGCGACTAAATATTTTATTGGGTGATTAAATGGTAATTCTTGTATTCTGGAATTCGAAGAAATGACTTTTTGAGTTTGTGTAATAAGCATATTTTGTGGTGTAGAGGATAAAGCTGAACGTTCATCTGTATCGAGGTGAATGAATTGGGCATAAACTTCCGCATCAGCGGTGGCGGTACTACCCCACGTAATTCTTAACTCAACGTCATGGTATTGGAGTGCAACCAATGGTAAAGCCGACTGAGCATTTTCACAGAACGAAAATCGGAGTGGGTAAAATCTATTATTCGCATGATCATAAAGGTGTTTTGTAAAAGTTTGGTTACCTACCTTTTTAAAGAGTTCTCTGGAAAATTCGTCGGTATGTTCATCAATAACTTGACCACCGATTAAGAGTTCAACCTTTGAAATGCGATCTGTCCAATCTATACCATCTGGATTTCTGTTAGCGATGTAGACGTACCCAAGCATGTCGCCTTTTCTTTCGAAACGAACGGTGGACATACCACCCGCAGTTGGGTTGCCCTGGATAACTTGTCTTTCGACAGTTTGGGCGAAATTCGTGTGACGTTTGTAGTTAGATCTAAAGAAGGAAACTTCGGGTTGACCGACGAGGTGCGCGTCTTGTGCACCTATAGCAACGAGTTGAGCAATACCTCCAGACATGTTTTTTATATTATAGTAAGGTTTTATTTTTTTAAATTAAGAAAACCCGATTGCATTCATATAAATGTTTCCATAAAGGTTCGATAGGGTCATGAGTGCGTGTTTGTCTTGAGTAACTGAAACATCGGATGTCATGGCATAAAAGTTGACGTTCGTCATGGTGGATGAAATGTTTATGGCACCCCCGTCTGCGAGTATAGGTATAACGATTTGTGCACCTGTTATGAGATTGGAGAATACGAGATTCGAAACATCGGTTGTAGAAACGACGAGTGGTGCCGTTCCGTACGTTTTTTCTTTTGCATCTACCGTTATCGTACCCGAAGCTATTGAAGCTGATATGTCTGTGTTCGTTAATTTTATGTTTTGTGAAGTTGTGTTTCCTGAAACGGTTATGTTGTTTGCTGTGATAACGTTCGATTCTATACCTTCAATTTGAAGTACATTTGAAGTTACATTTGATCCTGATGCCGAACTTACAATATCGTCTAATCCAAACGGTGATGCCGCTATGGTTAATGCACCTAGAGTAATGTTATTCGCGGAAATGTTACCTCCAACCGTGAGTACGTTGGAACCGTACGTATTTATTATTAAGTTTGAACCTATGAATACATTTGCATCTTGTTCGGTTATATTATTGAACGATGAACCACCTTGACCTCCTGAATCGTAAATTTGACCGGTTGTCGTATCGTAGGATAAAACGTTTCGTGATGGACTTTCATAAGATGGATCGAGTTGTATTGTATCTACTACAAAAAAACCGTTTTTGGAGCCTGATGTTAAAGATTGTAATGTAATCTTATCATCGAATGCGATGTTTGAAGCTATTTTTATACCAGCTGTTGCATTTGAAAACTGGACGACGTTGGATGTTACGTTATCAACATTTACTACATCGTGTAAGTTTGGTGTTGCCGTTTGTATACCTGTAAGTTGGGAACCGTTACCGAACAAATAATTTGCTTCTACGTTACCGTAAACATTTAAAGTAAAATCTACGCCCTGTTTTATAATTATATCAGAATCACCTGCGTGATTATCGGTAAAACCTATAGCGAATTCTGTTCTATTTTGGTCGTATCCTACGTATACATTGTCTGACAGACGCGCGAGTAATAAACCGGAATCGACTGCCGAAGATGCATCACCAAGTTGAATAATTGGGTCTTTAACAACGAGATTTTGGGTATCTACGGTTGTTGTTGTTCCTGCTACTCGTAAATTACCCATTATTTCTGTGTCCCCGTCGACGCGTAATTCCCAATCACCGAGTGTGGGTGAACCTGTACCTACATAAATAGTGGAAGCTGTAACGGTATTTTGACCTGCAATTGCACCATAAATACCAGTCGTAGCAACAACATTATCGGCATCAACGTTACTGTTTATGGTTATCGCGGTTATTGTAGAAGCATCTATAGTATTTGCACCCGCAATTACACCATAAATACCATTCGTAGCAACAACATTATCGGCATCAACGTTACTGTTTATGGTTAATGCACTTATTGTAGAAGCATTTATAGTGTTTGCACCCGCAATTGTTCCAAACATGTTCGTAGCAACAACATTATCAGCAGTTACATTACCGTACACTGTTGTTACACTTACATTTTCGCCAAAGACGTTACCGTTCAAAGTAATTGCATTTACATTATCCCCAAAGACATTACTGTTTACGGTAATTGCCGTTAAATCACCGGACGTGAGTGTTAAGGTGTTTTGGACAATAACATTACCAAGAACACGGAATGTAATAAGATTTGCGTCATCAAGAACATGATTATCCGATACCGTGTTTTGTGTGTACCCAAGTACCACTTCGTGATCGTGTAAGTCCTCTCCTTCTGGTTCGCCGTGGTGTATAAATGCAATGTTATGTCCCGGGTGTTCCATGATTATACCAACATCGAGTGTATGTGACGTATTGTTATTCGCAATACCTAAGATACGATCGTTAATAACTACCGTATTTGACTCGAAAACGTACGTGTTACCTGTAAACGATAAGTTACCCGTAAACTCAGCATTTGCTGCGGTTATAATGTATGTACCGTCATTATCTACGTGTGCGGGTGAACGAATAAGTTTACCCGTACCCTTTTCAATCATGGGTATATAACTGATACCGGTACCTGAAGGATCTTTTATACCGGAAACAAAAATATTACTTCCAACGTGAACGTTACCCGCTGTAACATTCGATGCCGAAATCAAGTTAGACCCAGCTATGTTACCATAAATGTTACTGTTCGTGAACAGATTACCGACCGTAATATTCGATGCCGAAATCAAGTTAGACCCAGCTATGTTACCATAAATGTTACTGTTCGTGAACAGATTACCGACCGTGATGTTCGATGCCGAAATCAAGTTAGACCCAGCTATGTTACCATAAATGTTACTGTTCGTGAACAGATTACCGACCGTGATATTCGACGCTGAAATAAGATTTGAACCCGATATATTACCGTACATTGTGTTCGTCGCAACGACGTTATCTCCAAATACGTTACTGTTTACCGTAACCGTGGTTATATTACCGGATGTGAGTGTTAAGTTATTTTGAACGATTACGTTACCGTAGACGTGTAAATCTATGACATTCGCCAAATCGGGTGTGACTTCAGTATCTAATGAATTGTTTAGTGTATACCCAACCATCATTTCTTTTTCGTCTCCCCGGAACGTTATGGTTGGACTAGCGTCGTTGTTTGGTTGTTTCATGATAATACCAATATCCGCAGTCGATATTTGGTTATTGTTTGCGAGACTTATAATGGCGTCTTCGAACGTTGTATTTGTCGTATCTATAGTTGTTGTCGTGCCTTCTACAAGAAGGTTGCCCTTTATATGAGCATCTTTTTGTACCGTAATATAATCTGTTTTCGTATAGTTAGAAACGTTTACGTTACCAGTAACTTCGACAACGTTTGAACCTAGCGTATCCATAACAAGATTGGAACCAACTAAAGCCTTTCTAGAAGTAAACGTGTTTCCCGTAACTTCGACGACATTAGACCCTAGCGTATCTATAGTAACATTCGAACCAACAAGTACCTTTCTAGATGTATACGTATTACCAGTAACTTCGACGACATTATACCCTAGCGTATCTATAGTAACATTCGAACCAATTAGAGCTTTTCTAGACGTATACGTATTCCCCGTAACTTCAACGACATTGGATCCTAATGTATCTATAGTAACATTCGAACCAACAAGTACCTTTCTAGATGTATACGTATTACCAGTAACTTCGATGACATTGGATCCTAGTGTATCTATAGTAACATTCGAACCAATTAAAGCTTTTCTCGAAGTAAATGTGTTCCCCGTAACTTCAACGACATTGGAACCTAACGTATCCATGACAAGATTCGACCCAACTAAAGCCTTTCTAGAAGTAAATGTGTTTCCCGTAACTTCAACGACATTAGAACCTAACGTATCCATAACAAGATTGGAACCGACTAAGGCTTTCCTAGATGTATACGTATTACCGGTCACAACTAATACATTTGAACCTTTATCGTCTACGAACAAATTTGAACCAACATCTAACGTGTGTATGGGTGAAGTGTTTAGTATACCAACGTTACTATTGGTTATAAACGCTGTAACAGGTGTATTGAATTCTACAGTTTTAGTCGCGGCGGCATTACCTTGTGTAATAATATTATCTAAAGTCAGATTTGATAAAAAGTAACTGTCCCCGTGGTAAAATGCAGCACTGACATTACCGGTTGTACTGAATGCGTTTATCGAACCAGATGGTTGTTGCAAAAACGTACTCGAACCTAAACTTAAACCCGTTATAGTTGGATTATTATTAGATAGACCAATATGGTCTAACGTAATCGAATCCGTGTCTATTCTACCCGCAACTTGAATTTGATTAGTTACACTAGAGTCTATTAAAACGGAAGGACCTATGCGTACTTCACCCCCTTCAGTTACGTGAAATTTTGAACCTATATCGAGTGCATGTGTAGGACTTGTATTTTGTATACCGACATTACCAGTTGTTACAAACGCGGTCGTTGGATTTATAAATTCTAAAGTATTCGACGTAACGTTACCTCTTTGAGACACGAACTGTAAATTTGCGTTAAATAAATCAGCACTCGCCGTGTTAGAGTTGACTATTTCTTTCGTGACTGTGTTATAACTCAAAACTGTTATTTCTGGTACAGATGGATCGACTGTTCGCATAGGTGTTATGTAAACACCCCCTGCAGTTGAAGCATCTATGGCTACATTAGAGGCATTGAAAACGATGGTATTTTCAGCCTGGTCGTCCGTAGCGTGTTTACCAAACCGGATTTTGGTAGACCGCTCGATGGTAGGTATGTTTTTAACCATTTAATATAGGTGTGTATTTTAATTTGCGTAAGTGAGGCCGGCCATGCCATTTTCGATACGGAGTATGTTATAGTTAACCGCGTATATGGGGTCGTTAATGGTCATGGTCTCACTTATAATTTTTGCTGAATCTAATCTACTGAAATTAAGTGTTCCCGTTGGTTGAAGTGAACTTGTTGATAAGCAGAAACAGTGTAAAAAGAAATCGGGTGACGTAACAAACGTCGTGTGATAATAATTGGGTATTTCCATGAAATGAGGTTTGCCAAACTTAAAATTGCATATATCGAGTCCATTTATTTCTATTTTTATCTTGTTTGTATCGGATGTGAGTGCACCACCCGTTGTCGTATCCGAACACGCGAGATACTTTACTGGGTGGTTAAACGTAAGTTCTTGTGTGAGTTCTCTTGAAGGAATACTTTTTTGTACCTGGGTAATGATTAACTCGTGATTTCTAGAGGCAAAATTACCACGTTCTTCGTTATCTAAGTAATAGTAGTTGGAATAACAATCAAATTCATAATTACCTGCGTCTGGTCCCCAGTAAATTCTAATTTCAACTTCGTGATAATGCATTGCTATTATTGGTAAAGCACACTGTGGACCTTCACAAAAGAAGAAACGTAAAGGGTAAAAGTAGGAACGTGCGCTTACACCTGGGTGTGTACCTAAGGCGCTTTTCGATATGTTGTTTGCAAACGTATCTATGGCGATCTTTTCCGTAAAAACGGCGTCCTGTGTATCTATGACTTGACCACCTATGAGCAGTTCGACTTTGTCTATGAGGGTATCCCACCTTTGAATATCGAGTGATTTTGTGTTATTGTGTATCGTGAAATACGTGTATCCTAAAAGATCACCGGACCTTGTAAACTTGACCGATGACATAGCGTTACTTTTCACAGCTCCTTGTATCGTTTGTTTTTCTATGGATTGTGAAAAGTTAGAATGCCTTTTAAATGTTGAATTAAAAAACGATATTTCCGGTTTTCCCATAATGTGTTCGTCTTGAGCACCTACGGCAATGAGTTGAACTACACCAGAAGACATTTATAATAAGAAAAGGTTAAAAAACGTCCTGAAATTATTCATAGGATAAATTTCTTTTTTTGCATACAAATCTAAAAACAAAAACTGCGTCACCACAGTCTGCAGCTGAACCGTCTTGTTTATCTAAATTGAATGTCAATCTATCGATCTTTCGAATGGGATTATAATATTGTTGAATGATTGGATACTCATTTCTAAAAAATACGGCTTTTTGAGCACCTGAATCTGCGTGTAATTTGTGTTCACATACAATAGTACCAAAAATGCCGTTTAAGTGATTATCTGCATCACTAAGATCATTTTTACCACGTTGACTGAAGTACGTCTTGAGTTCTTCTATGCCTATATGTATACACCTTTGAGTATCACCGGTAGTGTTAATACTTGCAGCTAACAACTGTGCCTGAACAACGTTCTCTAGTGGGGTTGGTAAATACAATGTAAAGTCAGTATCACTGGTAGTATCCAGGTTATCGAGTACAACTGTGTGGTGTTCACATTCGAAATCAGGTAATGTTGATTGACTAGTCACTAAAGCCATTTATATATACCGGAGATTTTACTTCATCTTATAATTCAATTGTCCGTTGACCATTTCCTGTCCCCCACAAACACCACCTCGGCTATCCGAGTAGTACGATTTACCGAGGCAATCTTCCTTGGATTCGAGATCGAAAATAGAACCTTCGTTTACGGTCTCTATTTCTACTGGGCTGTAATAACTTTTCTTTGGGTTCAGTAGTTGAAGAACCCACAAGATTACGAATATGACGACTATTGCCCTGAGAGCATTTTTATTTGTGTTGTTGAGTTTCATTATTTGTTATGAACTGAGATTTTTTTATAAAGTGCGTTAAAGAAATTATAATAGTTTCAATATAAAGAGTAATGGACGGAGAGATTATTCTTAATCGTGGCGATACTAACGTTATGAAACTAGATGATAACGAACAAGCACTCATGAACGAGATAGAAATAGAAGTTCCTAGACCCCAGCCTGTTAGAAAACAGATGTCTAGACAAAAAACACAATTTGTTCCGCCACAGGCGCAGTATTTTCAGGAAGATATAGACTCTTTCGCGAACCCGAATAAACAAAACCCGCCATCCGCTCCACCCCCAGAAGAACCTGTCGATTACGGTGAATACGACAATGAACCAGATATGGACTACGGGGGAGGGGGAGGAGGATACGTCATGGAAGAGGAAGAAGAAAAACCTTCACCTGGTTACAAAACTATCGACGAAGAAAAAGCGGATCTCGTAAACAAACTTGGGCGTTTGGAAAAAAAGGGGTTTACTGTGAACAAGCGTTTAAATGTTTATTCCCCCGTAGATGAACTTAGAAACGAAGTTAAGCGAATAACATATAGCATAGACGTCGATAAGTCTATAAAGTTTTCGAGACGCATGCTTATTGCGTGTACAACAGGTCTCGAGTTTTTGAACAAAAAGTATAACCCGTTCGAGATTCAACTCGACGGTTGGTCCGAGAATGTTATGGAAAACGTTGACGATTACGACGAAGTTTTCGAGGAACTTTACGTAAAGTATAGGACAAAAATGCACGTTGCACCCGAAGTTAAGCTCATTATGATGCTTGGTGGTTCAGCAATGATGTTCCACTTAACGAACAGTATGTTCAAATCAGTCATGCCTAATATGAACGACGTGATTAAACAAAACCCAGGACTTGTTCAGAACATGATGTCTGCGGTTCAGAACACGGTGTCTAAATCTCAACAACAAGGCACGTCGAACGACGTTCCGAACGAAAGTGGTGGAGGTGGGAGACACGAAATGCAAGGACCAGGATTTGACATTTCGAGTCTCATGGGTAATATAATGATGCCTCCACAACCACCCATGAATACGACAAGTTTGGAAAGAAGAGAAGAACCCGAGATCGATATGGAAGACGATATTTCGGATATAGCTGAACCACCAGTATCAGAAGACGTCGCCGATGAAGACGGTGAAGTTCGAGAAGTCAAAGTTACTCAGACCAAGTCTAAAAGAGGTGGTGGTCGAAAGAAAAAGTCAGTCGAAATTAATTTGTAAACATAGTATAGTATAGATGATAGCTTATTGTCCTCTAGATGAAGAACCCTTCGAAAGACCAATCCCCAACAGGGTTCGTCCGACGATGGAGGTTGTTACTAGTAGAACACCGTCACCAAAAACACATAGTAAGGTTTTGGGTAGAGATAATACAGAGTGTAATTACGTTGTTATGTTTTTCATCGCGGGTGTTGTAGCTCTCGCGTTAATAGATTCGCTTCCGAGAAAGTAAAAGTAAAAAACTTTCTACCATTGTGATTTTTTCCAGAATGGTAAAAATGGGTTCTTTATATTATATTATATAAATAAATGTCGGTTGGTTCTTCACCGGATTTATATAATATATTAAACACTATACTTTCAGATACGGCACCTCATAGTATGTCTGAATTGTATAATATAAGTTTTACAGATGGAAGTTCATCAGTTTCATCCGGTACAATAAGTTTGCTTAGTTTTCAGAATAAAACTATTAATACTGGTGGTTCCGGTGGTGGTTCTGGTGTTACATATACGTATAGTTCGGGTTTTGAATGGGGGTATTACAATGATAATTATCATTCCGGTGGGTATTCGGGTCAACAAACATGGTTCTATACACGAACACCTGTTTATACACATAATACATCGGGTAGAAGTCGTGTCACGGACTTTACAAATATAAGTACAGCTTCAAGTGGACAAACTTCAGTTAACGGTGATGAAACGTATTCGTATTTATGGACTGGATATTTTAAAGCACCGAGTACGGGTACGTATTATTTTAATACAAGATCCGATGATAACAGTCATATGTGGGTTGGTGTAAATGCCCTAAATCCTAGATACGATAATGAAACTGTTGATAACGGTGGTTTACATGGTATGCAAACAGTAACAAGTGCTGGTGTAAATTTAACTGGTGGTGAGTATTATGATTTTCGTATGACATTCGGTGAAGAAGGTGGTGGAGACGACTTGCAAGCACAATGGCGTTTATCAACTGGTTCATTCACATACGATTGGAGTACAGTCGCTTTTTCTAATCGACAACAAACTAGTAGTAGTGGTTCAAGTAGTGGTTCAAGCATTGTTATAAGTACGAATGTTACTAGTATATATTCATCTAAAATAACATCATTTAGCTCATCATCTGTTACTGTTTCGAGTGTATCTGGTATAGCTCAAGGTGATTGGGTTATGATACATCAAACATATTATCCGACTGGTAACTCTAATTTAAGTTCTGTATGTCCTTATGAATTTAAAGAAATTTCATCGATCAGTGGTAGTACATTAACGTTTACAACATCTATAACGGGTGTATTTATTGATGGTGCACAGGTAATAAAAGCGTATAGATGTAATGATTTTACACTTAATTCGGGTATTTCTATAACGACGAGTGCATGGAATGTAAATACATATACTGGTGGTATAATACCTATATATGCAGATGGTGCCGTGACTATAAATGGTACAATTAATATGGAGGGTAAGGGATACCAAGGACGTGAAAAAACGAAATCTGGTAGTACTTTTGAGAATGGTCTAAATGGTCGCGGTATTGATAATTCTGACAGAGGTGCTGGTATTGGTGGTTTAAAAGGTGCCGGTGGTTCGGGTAATGCCGGTGGTGGTGGTGGTGGTGGTCACGAAAATAATGGGTCAATAGGTAATGGTTCTGGATCTAATAGTGGTAATGTATCTGGTGGTTCGGCTTTTGGATCTACATCTGGTAATTATTTAACGATGGGTGGTTCGGGTGGTCAGGGTGCACCTCATGATATCGCTGGAGCTTACCAGAGAGGCGGACACGGTGGTGGTGCTGTTTTTATACAAGGTACGGATATAACTGGTTCGGGTACTATAAATGTTAATGGTACAAGTGGTTATGATAATGTCAATGTTAGAAATTGGCAGGGTGGTGCCGCTGGTGGTGCTGGTGGTATGGTATTATTTAAAACGAGTTCTGGTACTGCATCTTTTACGAATGTTACAAAAAATGGAGGTGCTGGTTTATCTGGTACAAATGGTAGTTCGGTTGCACATTCAGGATATAACGGTGGTAATGGTTCAACCGGTAGATTTGTAAATGTTTAAATCTAACCCCAAGCTCTTTGCAATGACATACAGTTAGTTAGACTTTATATAATGTACGTAAAAACGTGTACATTATATAAATAAATTTTAAATTAAACATCATCCGTGAACGTTTCGTACCCTTTTTTGAGTTCGGTGTATAGTTCTGATACTATGTTAATGTTTGAATGTACACTGACGTTAGAAACAGTAACAAGCTGATTTTCAACTGGCATTTTACCCTGAGTTTTTGCATCTTTAGTAACGTGGTGATCGAAATAACCCGTTATGGTATATGTATTCGAATTTGAAGAAATTTGAATATTTGTGTGTTCTCTATCTCTACTATTGATTTTAGATAATCCGACGTAAAAACTAGGTAATTCAATCCCTGTACTATTAACTATTTTAGTTTGGTTAACTTGTATTCCCATTTTATATTTACTTTACTTTAGAAATATATAATTATTTTAAGTTTTAAACTCACTTAATTTATTTTCAAGTGCTTTTATTTTCGAGTTAAGTTCTTTTATAGCTTCTACAAATATACCTGCCATGTTCCCATACGCTATACCATACCCTAATTCTTCTGAACCAGATACAGCTTCTGGTAAAACTTCGAGTAATTCTTGGGCAACTAAACCCGTGTATGCTATACCATCTTTTTCATATGTGTACCCATTTATTTTTTCTATTTTAGAAACTGGATCTTCTATAGTTTTGAGATTTTTCTTATTTCTAACATCTGAATACGCAGTTATGTTTCCAGTTGCATATATATCGCCTACAACATGGAGTTTATAAGATGGGTTCATAGTTCCTATACCAACGCCGTCTATATCGACCGTTAATCCGTGTGCAACGCCAGATGTGAGACTATTGTTTGACGTACCGTTACACACGTAAAAGTCTATACCATTATCAGTGGATCCAGAATTATGTCGTGTTCTTATAAAATGACTATATTGGGATGTACCATTCCAACCAAACTGTATTTGTGGCCAAGTAGCATTAGCCGCCTGATTACTATCACCGTTTCTTAAAAGTATACCAGCGTATGTACCTGTAGTACTTACGTCAAGTTTTCGGTAAGGAGATGATGTTCCTATACCAACATTACCCGAATTGTAGTATATGTCTGAACCCGAGGTTGTCCAAAGACTACTTCCACCTCCACCACTAAACACCGAACCGTTTTGGTAGAGCGTTCCTGTAAAGTTTATGTCACCAACGACGTCAAGTTTATAAGATGGAGTGGATGTTCCTAAACCCAAATTACCACTACTTAAATTTAAATTAAAACGATCGTTAGTGGTAAAATTATAAGAATTTCTTATTATAAAATGACCAGTAAACC